CCACGTCTCGAATCTGCTCAATCTGCGCGGCACGGAGTGCGGCATGAATCAGCGTCGTGTTGACGGCGGCTTCGTCTTCGATGTCGATCCCAGCCTTGTCAAGCAGATTGTCGATGAGCGATCGTTTCGGAACCTTCTCCTCCCCATCATCGGGAACGGGATGCTTGGCGGATTCGCGTTTCATCTCAATGCCCTCCATTCATGTCTTCCTCTCCCAGTGAATACAACCGAATTCAGGAGCGTCACACTTTGACCGATCCCCCTTGAGCACCACCCAGTAATGCTTCGTCGGGTCCAGTTCGACGATAGCCACACCCTCCCGTCACCAAAACCAAACTTGCAGCAATCACGCCCCGCTATCCTGATGCCAGGACACTCCTTCGCGTGCCACGCATCGAAGGTGGGAGTGGATGCGCCACCGCACTTCTCGCACGTGTACACGACTTGCCTCTGGATTTTGCTCATGGCCTACTCCGGCTACTGATGAACCCCGGCGGAATCGTGAACTCAACGTGGCATTCTCCATCCGGACCGGACTCCCACGTACGATTCAACCCGGCCTGCGTCAGCAGATCACCCAACCCCATGACAGCCGCGACAACCCGGTGCTTTGCCTCGCACATCTCGGAGCACACCGCATCCGGACCCATCTGGAAGTATGGGTACTTAACGTACCCTGGGTACGATTCCCAGCCCAACTTGACCCACGACCATCCTTTCGGCAGCGAAGGAAGTGGTGCGCCGTGAAGAGCCATTCGTATCGCTTCCGGGAGCCCCACGAAAACACGCTCCCCCTGATCCCTCTTTCCGCACACCACACATGCCGCCCCGAAGATTATCGTGGTCCCCATCACTTCTCCTCTCATGTTTCCAGAATCCAGACCATCACAATACTCCGTGATCGGGCTGTCCTAACCGATCAATCGCAACATGGATGTCATCGCTTGACCGTACTTGACACCATCCTTTCAACCACCTTCGCAAAACGATCGACCTCATTCCCCGGAAGATTTTGCAGAGTCTTCGGTATCAAAAGCATCACGGTCACATCGTATGGAGTGAGCACGCAAGCGTGGAAAAATAGATCGTTGTTGACCGCGTACTTCTCAATCACCTCCTGCACATCAACCAGATTGTCCGGGTAGTTCATTGCACTTCCCCCTTGCTCGTCCTCTCCGCATTGCAGAACTGCCTATGCTTCTTCCGGAATGCCAGCGCCACGTTACCCACCGATCCCGTCCGGTTCTTCGCGACGATCACCTTCACCGCATTGTCCGTCGGATCGCTCCCATGCGGCCGATGCAGAAACAGCACAATGTCCGCATCCTGTTCTTGACTCCCTGAATCGCGTAGATCGGATAGCCTCGGCTCACGCTGCTCCGAATCGCTCCCGCGATTCAACTGCGACATGGCAAGGACGGTGATTCCGAGTTCGCCCGCGATCCTCTTCAACGTGCGCGACACCTCAGCCACCTCCTGCTCCCTCAGCCGTCCCCGCTCCTTCGGCGTCTCCACCAGCTGCAGATAGTCTACCACGAGTAGAACGATCCCATGCTCCTGTTTCAGCCGTCGCGCCTCCGCCCTGAGATCGGCGAGCTCGAGCCCCGCACGACACGTCAGCCAGAGAGGCACATCGCTCGCGCACTGCACGGCACCTCTCATCGACGCCAGCGCCTCCGCATCGGCGCTCTTCGGATCGTTCATCGCACTCGGTGGCACCTTCGCGTAGAGACTCATCACTGTCGATGACACCTCGAACTGACTCATCTCCATCGACATGATTGACACGGGCTTCGTCCTCCGACCCGCCAGATCGACCGCCACATTCGCCGCCCACGTCGACTTGCCCTGCCCCGGCCGTCCAGCAACAATCACCAACTGCCCCGGCCGGAACCCCCCGATCAGAAAATCAAGATCGATGAACCCCGTCGGCAGATACGCCTCCGCCTCACCTGCCCTCACCCGCTCCACCTCCGCCACCAGGTTCTCCGCAGCCTCCGGCCACGACGCCGTACAGATCGCCCCCGCCCGATCCCGTAGCAGCGCGGCGAGTCCGGACTGTGCGCGCCCGAGGACCTCATCCGCCTCCGCACCGGCCACGTGACCCTCCCGTAGCAGATCGTACCCGAGGCGGATCACTCCGCGCAACAGGGCCAGATTGCGCACGATCTCGGCGTAGTGGATCGCGTTTGCGGCGTGGGGTACGACATCCATCAACGATGCGAGGTAATCCGGACCACCGGCCCGCTCCAGGTCCCCCGTACGAATGAGATCGTTGTGTAGCGTCCTGGCGTCAATCGGTACGTCGCCGTTGGCGAGAATCACACACGCGGACAGAATGAGCATGTGCGCGGGATGGTACATCGACTCAGGACCGATCACACTCAGCACGTCCGTCAAACAGCTCGGGTCCAACAGGATCGACCCGAGTACCGCTCGCTCATCGTCCAGACTCTGCGGCGGAACTGACGTTTGGAATTGATCACTCACACGTCACCCCCGAGGAAAAAACGCCCGGCCGCGAACGGTGACATGTACCCCGACGGGAGAGGGCTCGAGGACGCACGCGAGCCGGGCTGATTTTTGGTGTGGGGAGCAGGGTACATGTCGAGGGGAAATCTATCGGATCACGCGAAGGGCGTCAAGGACAATTTGCGCAGGGCGTCGATGTTTTATTTTCGCGACCGCTCCGGTCGTGGCACTCGGCACACATCCGGAGTGAGACGGACGAGTTCGCGGTCATGCGGTTCCACGGCGCGAGTGTACCATTGTCGTCCGATGCGCATGAGTAGACCGCAATCGTAGATGACGGGGGTGGTGAGTTTCACTTCTAACCTGGGTCGTGTTAGTCGAACGCAGTCGACGACCCGATCTACGTCGTGCGGTTCGATGATGCGGGCGTGCCACTGGCCACGGACACGCACGAGGACTCCCTCGAAATCGCGCACGGCGCGGGCGTGCTCCTTCTCCGAGTGCCGGAGCACGCCGCGGCAGTAGAGACAATCGGGGCGGAAGGAGATCATGTTTGTCCATCACCCATGTTGTTGTATCCGCCTTGCGCCGATCCCGGAGAAGAGCGAGACGAATCGTAATCCTGCGAAATGTGGAGCCACATTCACATCTTGCCTCCATTTCCGATTTGCTTCATCGGACCGTTCACATGTGCTTTGCAATTCGCCTTCCCTCAAGATCAAGTCCAGAAACACATTGCGTTGACGTAGATTTAAGATGTACGCGCCCTTGATCTTGCGATTGCTCACATATTCGCTTGACGCAAGATCAACCGCGACTTGATCTTACGGGAGCGCCTTCGCAAATGATTATGTCCCTTGATCTTGCGTGTGAGCATTTTCTGTACACCACCCAACGACGGAATCTCATGATAGGTCGGAACACCCCTCCGCCGAGGACCTCCACCTCCCAGGAGCGGGCGACCGGCAAAACGCGCACGATGCCCCAGGAACGATCCGGACGGGTTCACGGGTCCTGGAACACCACCCGCCCCGTCCGCGTGGCTTGGCGGGGATCGTAGAGACTCAGGAGGGTATCAACCCGATACAATCCAGACACTCTCCGGTTGGTGTCCGAGGATCGGTCCCACCAGCGAAACACGGACCGTTATGTCGTCTCGGCGGGGAGGAAACTGCCGCAACGTCGTCCTCCCAACCACTTTCCATCAGCCACCGGTCCGCAGTGCGCAGGTATTTCCCGCCATCCCGAGCAGCGTCCAGCGACCGCTCTACCGCCTCCGCCCCGCGCTGGATTTTGGCGCACAATTCAGCCGTAAGTCCTAACCCCACATACAATTGCAGCGCGATTTGCCGCCGCACTTTCCGGCCCTCCCGGGCTGGGTACGTCGCCCAGAATTGATCGAAAGCCGCGAGTATGTTGCCCGGCGCATCCCCCGGCGCAACGAGGGTTTCCGACAAAACGGACGGGCTGGATAGGGGTTGCTCCTCCTCCGATCCTGAACTACCACCTGTTGTGGTTTCTCCCTCAATTTCACCACTCTCACACTCCCTGTTGTGGGTGTAAACTGGGGCTGGGGGTAAAACGGAGGCGGACGAGAGAGGGGTTTGAGAATTTCCTCCAACGGAGTCAGCTGCTGCATCTGCATCTGCATCTGCTTCTGCTTCTGCTTCTGCTTCTGTGTGTCGTGCTACATTCGCATGTAGCGCGCTACAATTGCTGGCAACTGGGTGTGACGCGGCGTGACGGAGTGTGACAGACCGTGACGAGGCGTGACTCTTCGCTGCGCGGCGAGCGCGGAAATACGGAGCACGGGAGCCTTCCTTCGCTTGACCTTTTTCTCGGTAGGTGGCGTAGTTGAGAATTAGCCAACCTCCGGGGATGGATTCGATTCTACGACCCTCGTTGTCGGGGGTCCGGGAATGGGGATCGGGAGACGAGAGGATTTCGACGGCGTGAATCATCTCGTCCAGAGTGACGCGGGCGAGCGAGGCGAACCCAGGCAGGCTCCCCTCCACACGTCCGTCCGAATCGCAGGTGGCGAGGAGGGCAATCCAGACACGTAGCGTTTGATGTTCCTCGCACCAGATCGTTGAGGTAACGATGGAGGAGAACAATTTCGAGAATCCGCTCATCGGCATCACCGGCGGTATCTAGCTCCGCCGCCCCCACGAGGACCTCTCCCCCCCCCGCGTGGGGTTGGCAGCGCAGGCCGCGACCTCGGACAGTCTCCGGGGGGCGGTAGACGTGGAACCACGGGGGGGGGGTCGGGTCGATTGTTGTTGTTCACGAGGTTTTTTCCTGCCTGCCGACAGAATTCTACCACCTCATCGACCCGCCGTCAAGCGATTTTCCCGAAAAACGTCAGATCTTGCATTTCGCGAGGTTCCGTCCGAATGCAAGCGCCTGCATGCGTTTGCGCTATTTTTCCCCCGTTTGCCATGACGTAATTTGTCGCTGGCAAGATTTGTCACTGTCGTAACTCGTTGCTGGGGCGAGCGATAACGTCGTGCGGCCGTTGGCATGGGGCTTGCGAGTGTGGAGGGGCAATCCGGGGAGAGTGGACCCCGGGACCCCCTACCACTGGAGAGAGCCATGCTGACCAGACAGGCGTGCATCGAGCGTGCGCGGGCCGAGGGATCGAGTGCGGCCGGTGTGCGTGGGGCGATCCGATTCCTCATGTCTCGGATCTCCACGAGGCGCGAGGAACCGCTGGAGCGGCGGGGCTCCCGAACGTGGGAGACGCGGCAGGATTGGACGAACCAGCGACGAAACATTCGGATGGGGGTCCGGGCCGAGGGCCGAGCGGCGGGGGCGTGGTCGATCGACGACGCGCGGGAGGAGATCGCGCGGGAGGAGCGGGAGTGGATCACGTCAGGGCTGGCCGGGCTCGTCAGAGCCTACAAATCGGCTGGGTTCCGTGCGACGACCGGCCCAGGGGGGCACTCGTGGGATATCCGGCTCGGTGAGCCCGGGGCGGACAGCAGAGCAGAAAAAACATGGGACAGGCCGGACTCATATCGGTACCCGGCTCTCACCACCTCCCACACTCTGACCGTCCGGCGCGATTGGCCGCAGGCGGTTGAGGCTCGCGGCCTCGCGACGGTGGACGGGCTCGTCACGCTGGACGCCCGTTCACTTACCGCCCCCGCATCCCTCCCCGGAGCGGAGGCGTGGCAGGCGGTGTGGGTCGAGCAGGGGAGAGGAACCTCCCTGCGGACGGTGCGCGGCGTGATTGTCCGCTGGGACGGGGAGACCGCGCACGGAAAAACACCATCGGCCTGTGTCGCCACGCTCCGGCGCCGGGCCTTCGCGACACGGGAGACGGCCCGGCAGGCCCTTTCCGGCCGCGCAGCCGAAATTCGAGAGTGGATCGCCCGGCACGGGATCGGGACGTACCCTGTCGAGGTATCGCCATCCGATTCCGACCGCGCCGGTAACTGCGACGCAGGGACGCGTGACTGGATCGCCCGGCACGCGGGGGGGAGACAATCCCTCACGGTGCGCGAGATCCTCGGGATCGTCGCGCGGACGGGGGATCGAGTGCGGTTCGCGCTCGCAGCCTGCACGGCCGCGATCCGGGCCGCGCGGGTGGAGGCGGCGTAGACTCCCCACAGTAACTCATAGCGCATAGTCCGCTCCGGACGGGTTCCGGAATGAAAGGGGAGACGATGAAGAAACACGAAACTCTGGCACGATGGCGCGAGATAGCAGCGGGTGGGATACGACCGCTCAATCCTGGTCCCGTGCCGTACAAGCACAAGGGAACGACCTACGCGGAGGACGGAATCAGAATCACGGGACGGCCGGAGTGGATTGAGGCGGTCTTGTCGCGACTGATTGACTTACTGGACTATGAGAACGGATCGACACGTCTGGCCTTGACGTTCCAGGAGTCGAAGGATCGAGAAACAGGTGCAGCCTTGGGTTCGATGAACTGTTACATCCAGGTTCACGACCGCGGAGGGGAATCGCAAATGATGCATGCTTTCCTCGGCCACAAGATGACGGCATGACCGGACGGTGGGGGATGCGCGGCATCCCTCCCGGCCCGCCCATGCGGGAGAAAGGCAGGGAAAGATGAGCGTGTACTGGAGGATCAGCGAAGGCGGAAGGTCGATTGAATCGAACGGGCGTCCGATTTTGTGCGCGGTTGGCCGACCACCGGAGGAGGAGGGCGATCCGATCCTCCTAGCCGCCACCGCGCCGGATCTGCTGGCGGCGCTGCGCGGATGCGAAGGGGCGCTGAGGGAGGCAGGGAAAGATTTCGCCTTGTCCTCCCCGCTCGCCGTGAGGCCAAACCTCTACGAACTACACGCGAAAGCGGCCCGCGCCGCGATCGACAAGGCAACAGGAAAGGAAGGATGAGTCACATGCGCTGCAAAGGCTGCCAAGGATCGCTGGTGCCGGGCGAGTCTATTTCGACGAACGACGGCGGGCTGGGGTTCTGTTCGGTGGAGTGTGCCGAGAAGGCTGCGAAAGAAGCGGCGCCGATTGTGCCCTTGCACTGCTTGGCTTGCGGTATGGTGGTTTCCGCTTGGTCCTCGGACCTTGAGGAACCTCCGCTTTGCCTCGCCTGTTCTGGTGAGGCGCTCAAGATCGGGACGTGGCCGCACTTTGTCATGCAGCATGTACGGTATTGGGCCACCGCCGATCCCGACATACTGAGTCAGGCATCCCGGGCCGAAAGGGCCGACGAAGTCCGCGAACTCGCCGCGCTCCGCAAGTGCGCGGAGGCATTGCATCTAGTAGAATGTGGATTTCGTTTGGCTGAGCGATCAACACCCGCAAATCTTCGCAGAACGATCATTGATAGCCGCCGCGCCCTCTCCGAACTGGACGCCATCACAAAGGAGGCCAAGCCGTGACGACACCGACAGACAAGGGATTGAACCTGACTCCCGTGACCGTTCGCGGAACTCGCATCTACGCGGCGGACGGAGAAGAGATCGCCGTCGCCACGCGGGCGAGCAACAAGTGGCGAGGAAGCGCCGATGACACGGCACTGCGGATCAAGGTGGCGCTTAACTCACACGAGGCTGCGCGTTGGACGCTGAAAATCGCGATGGAAGAATGCGACCATCGTGACGCGCTATCATTCGCCCGTATCCAAGGTCACGCTCGTCACGCCCTCGCCCTCCTGGACGGGCAGGAGGTGCAACCGTGACCATTCGCCGAGGAACCTACGTGCGCCGCATCGGTGACGGCCTCGCGGGGATCGTCACCTACGTCGGACTTCGATGCGTTGAGGTTCTGTGGCTTGACCGCCAAGAGCCCGAGCGGGCCGAGTCAATCGGGCTTGGCGTGTCGGCGCTGAACGATCAGGACGCCTATCGCCTCTGGCTTCGGGCGGGGCGGATTTCTCTTTCAAATGCGAGGAGGTAGATCATGGACAGACCGAACAGACACGCGCAGGCGATGGGTCGAGCCCGGTGGCGGGGAGTGCCGCACAAGGAGCGCAGCGCGGCAGGCATAAAGGCCGCGCTGGCGAGATGGACCGCATACAGGGCGGCGAAGGTGGTGCCTCCTTCCGTTCCCATTCCACCGCCAGAACCCGTCATGCCAGCGGAGGAGGTGAAGCCATGAGCCTTTACTTTCTGGAGGAGTCGGAGGTGCGACGGCACGACCTCGGAGCGCGTGCCGTGGGGATGTTGTCCTCGATGCTGCGCCATCGAGAGATCGCCTCTCATCACGCCGATGACGTGCGGCGAATCGTCGATGAGTGGAATGCCACGCTCGTCCCGCATCCCGAACCCGATGCGGTGCGG